GCCCGGCACCGGGCGCCGCAAAACCAGGCGGCGGCGCATGGACCTATCAGCGTTTGCTGGCTGGATTCAAGAATTCTAATCTGATCGGTGTTGTGCCTCGGGATGGAGCGCGCTTCGGGATCAGGACGGGATCGGCTGAGGAATGGGCGCGCTTTGGCACCGCGGTGGCGAGCGCCGAGTCCAGCTTCAATCCGAATTTGCCAGGGCCAGCTAATGATCCTGGTGGCTCTCATGGTCTCTTTCAGTATGCTCATAGCCAAGTGCCGGGCAAGAATGCTTTTGATCCTGATGCCTCCGTCAAAGCCTTCATCCGAGATACGGAAAGCTCAGTACGAAGTGGAAGTATACGTGGCGGAATATTAGGTCCACGATTTTCGACGATTGGCCGTCATCCCGATCGGACGATCTCGCATTTGGGCGAGGCGTCGAGGATCGCTTCGCGTGCCGGTGCCGACACGAGCTTGGCTCCGATGGGGACCAGCGCGCCTGGCGCGGCCGGCGATCCGACGGTGCCGACTTCCATTCTGACGCGCGCGCGCGCCGTAGCGTTTGCCGGAGGGCCAGGAGCGGTCGAGCGGTTCATGGCCGCACAGGGCTATCCCAAGGCTGGGAATTGGTGTGGAGAATTCGCTGCGTCAGTGGTCAAGGCGAGTGGCTACAAGCCGCCGCCCGGCGCTGCTGTCGCTTCCAATTGGCGCCGGTGGGGCGAAGTTGATCCGACGCCTCATCCAGGTGATATCGCGGTCAGAAAAACCAGCTATCGGGCAGGCCACGCGTACGTGCCCACTGGGGAAACTGGGAGTCACGTAACGCTCGTTGAAGGTGTTGATCCGAAGACTGGGCAATTTACCGGCCTCGGCGGCAATCAGGGCGCGTTTGAAAGACAGTTTCCGGCCGGGCAATATGAATTTCGACGGCCGCCTGGAGGCGGTGGGGGCATCGACGTCGCGGGCGCCTCGGCACTGACGGGCGGCGCTGATGGCGGTGGAGGCGCTGCGCCTGCTGGGGGCGGCGGTCTCGGCCTTCCTGGCGGCATCGGCGCTGCGCTTGGTGGCGGAGGCTTCGGTTTGCCGGGCGGCGGCGGCTTCCCTGGGCTTGGCGGTCTCGGTCTGCCGGGTGGGATCAATATCGGGGGCCTACTCGGACGACGGCTTGGGCCGTTTGGCGGCCTGCTCAGTAGTGTCCTTGGCGGCGGCGGAGGAGGAGACCTGGGCGGCCTGCTTGGCGGAGGTTTGCTCGGTGGCATGCTCGATCGCTTGCCTCTCGATCGCGGGCTGCTCGATCGCGGAACGATGACACATCGAGTCGAAGGCAGCGGAATGCTTGATGTGAATGTCGCCGCACCTGCCGGGACGAGCGTTCACGCGCGCGGCGGCGGCCTGTTTAGGAAAATCCGGATGTCGCGGCAAACGCAGATGGAGCCCACAGTTACCGGGCCGCATACGCCGGGCGGAATGTGGGAGGTTTGATGGGCACAATCAGAGACCTTCACAATCCGTGGCGCGATGATCTGCTCCCCGCCATGTTCGATGGTGTGCCGTTCTACACGGATTCTGGCGCCCGCGAATCCGGCCGACGGACTGTGGTGCACGAATATCCGAAGTCTGACCGTTGTTACGCTGAAGACATGGGGCAGCGCGCGATCGAATTTACCGTGCGCGCCTATTGCATAGCGTACGTCAACGACGCGGCTAATCCGCAAACTGGCCTGCGTTATCGCGATTATCGGATCAGCCGCGATCGCCTTCAGACGAGGCTCGATGCTGGCGGCGAGGGGATTCTACAGCTGCCGAATATGGCACGCGCCGGAATATACGGCCCGCTGACGATAAATGTGGTCTGCACGCGTTATCGTATGACTGAGGAAGATCGTTATGGTGGCTATGTCACATTTGAGATGACGTTCGTCGAATATGGCGAAGTGCCAATGCCAAAGATTTCGACGAAAAACATCGTGTTTGACGCCATGCAGAATGGCCAGAACCAGATAACCAACAATCTCACGCCGCAGCTCAAACTGCCGCTGCCACCGCTGCATCAGCCAATACCGTAGGGACGGGTAGGCCGACCTGATGTTCAAAGCTGACGCGCAGCAAGCTGTTCCGATTCTTAATACGGTTCTCACCGAGCTGCTGGCGCAGACGCCAGCGAGCGGTCTCGCGGGTGCCAATCTGCGCTTTGCGGTGAATTCGCTCCGTGTCAACGCGGAAGCAACACTGATGGCCGATGCTGTTGGGCCACTGCTTCAGAACATTTTTGGGATGGTTGTGAACAACGGCATTGCTCTTGGTCAGATGGAAACGGTTCGAGGCGTTGCCATGGCGCAGTCGGCGACGTTGCCGGGCGCAATTCTGGTGCGCGACTCGTTGGTCTATTATTGTCTGTTCAGCGAGGGCATGATTACCGCGGCGATGGATTTTGTGAGCCGCGACGACGTCGAGGCTGTTCGCCAGACCATCAACGATGCGTATTCCGCTGCTGAAGAGAACGCTGCGGATGCGATGGATCAGGCGACTTACGGTGTGCTGGTCGCCGGACATGCGGCAATAGGTTACGATCTCACGCAGCGGGCGCAGCCGCTGCCGCAGATGCTGAACTTCCAATTTGCGGCGCCGCTGTCGACGCTTACTGCCGCATACAAGCTTTATGCTGACGCATCGCGCGCTGACGAGCTGCGCGATCAGAACCACGTTGTCCACCCGGCGTTTATGCTGCCGACAGGCCGTGCATTATCGGCGTGAAAGATGCCGTATCCGAATCCGCTGGAAATTGCCGTGATCACCAGCGGCAACATAGCGTTCCAGAATTGGGAGACGGTATGGATTCAGGAACGGTGGACTGATTCAACTTGTCATTTTCGGTTCACGTGCTCAGAATTTTCGCCGCTGCCGACGCTATGGACGGGATTGAAGTTTCTGCCCGGCGACATTGTGCAGATCACGCTCGGCGGCGTAGTTGAGCTTAAACGGGGCCTGATTTCCGATCGACAGGTTGCTTATGATGCCAATAGTCATGCGGTAGAGTTAACTGGCGTAGCTCTAAGCTGGCAAGCTGCGACGTCAAGCGTCGATATGCCAGGACAGTCATTCGATGGAATGAGCTTCGAGATGATCGCCCGTACCGTGCTTGCAAAATACGGGCAGCCGGTCAAGGTTATTGCGGATAATGGTCTCAACCCGCGACCGTTCGTATATGCGCAGCCCCAGAAGGGCGAAACTGTCTGGGACTTTCTGGAGAGTCTTGCGAGGCCGCGCGGGATTATTCTCGGCAGCGATAATGAAGGCAATTTCCTGCTGATCAGCGATCATTTTGATACGCCGGTTGCCGATCTCGTCGAGGGCGTCAATATCCTGAAATGCCAATGCGTGATTTCGATCCAGAACACGTATCCATTTATCGCTGCAGAGAATCAGACGCAGGGCGACAACGATGTCAACATGGCGGACGCGAGCGAACAGCGCGCTCCCATTACCGCGGGAGTGGGTGTGCTGGGGATAAATCTGCCGTATCGAAATCTTGTGACGGTTCCGCCGCATCCAACACGCGGAATGGACGAGTTATTTGAGGTCGCCAAAAACGAAGCCACATGGGCCAATGGTACGATCATCAAGGCGACTATAACCACACAAGGATGGATGCGGCCGGGATCGAATCCGCCTGCGTTATGGCACGCTGGAGAGACTGTTAGGGTTTGGTCGCCAATGGCGGTTCTTGATATGCCTTTGGCGATCGAGACCGCAACCTTCAGCCAAGATCGTAACAGCGGCACGCTGACTACGCTTGAGCTGGTTGTGCCATGGCTGTTGAAGAAGAAAACGCCGGGCGTGATTATAGGAATGCCGACCGCACCGGGTCCCGCACAAACTGGTCAGCCTCCGCCGACTCCGGTTACGCCGCTGCCACCGCACACGTCGTTTCCGTAGATGGAAAAATCAGATGCATCGGGCAACACCATTCAACGTTGCGGTTCGCTCCTACACTTCCGGCGGCGCGCGCGGCGTTGCTGGCAAGGTTGACGACTCGAAATTCATGCAGGAAATTACAGCTAACTTCATGTCTGGTGAGAGTCGGTCGAAGATCGAGGCGCCCCAAAATTACGGTTTCACAAGCGTTCATATGCCGCCCGATGCGGACGGCAAGGGCGCCGAGCACTTCAGTTCTTTCATGGGTGGCGCCCGGAATTTCCCGGTTGCGAGCGCGATCGATGATCGGCGGCACCGGCTTTACAATATGCAAGATGGCGATGTTGCGATGTATCGGACGAAGTCCGATCAGCTGCAGCTACACCTCGCACAGGACGGCGGCTATTGGACGGGGCCGGATAGCAAGAAGCTTCGGCTTCAATTGATCCAGGGCCAGCAAAGTCAGCAGGGAAGTCAAGGCGGCTCGTCGAGCGGCTCGAGCGGGTCGGCTGCTGGCAGCAGCTCGACCGGCCAGATGGGACAGCAGCCGCTGTACCAGCAGGACTCGAAGCAGTTCACCGAGGTGAACGGCACGATGACCGTGCACGTTAACAAACAACACCAGATAGTTTTGCAGGACATGCAAACTGGTATGGAGGTTAATCCCGACAATAAGGTTTATCTCGGCGCGACCAAGGACAAGGGCAGTTTTCTTCCTGTACTGCTGCAGGGCGGCGTTCCGGCGAAGAATGTTTTCGGTCAGGTCGGCAGCATGAAAGATGTCGACGAGGCCGGATTGGCGTTGATCGAATCCGAGGAGCGCATGATTGCTCTTGAGAAAAAAGTAGAGATGCTAGCAGCGCGCCTTTCCGATCTTGAAGCTCGCGTCGGATAGGGAGGCGCGCATGGCACAGCAGAAGGTCGCGGCGGATATTGGCGAACCAGCGGCTGCGACTGATGTTTTGGATGGTTATGTCAAGGGGCTCCCGAGGCTCTATCGGCCTCCGCTTCCGCCGCGTGAGAACGATATTAGGCTTGTCCAGCAGACGGATTTTCCGAACGACATCAATATTGATTTCCAACTGCAATGGGATGGGACACTCGATCAAAGCCAAGCGCTCGCTACAGCGGTCATTGTCGCGCTCGGCACGAACCGGCTGGCGCTATCGAGCGATATCCTTCCTGATCCGGATTCGAATGATCGGATGGGATGGTGGGGTGACCTCGATGCCCAGGAGATATGGGGCGGCTGGCCGATCGGCAGCCGGCTATGGCTCTTGCGGCGAAGCAAGATCGTCGGCCCGCAAGCCGCTGACGGTGCGACGGTTACCCGCGTCGAACAGTATATCCGGGAAGCGATTCAGCCATTCATAGATTTGCGAGTTGCCAGCGGAATGTATGTGAAAGCTCAACGGGTCGGGCTCGAACGGATCGATGCATTAGTGCAACTTTATCGCGGGCCAGAGCTGGCGGTTAATCTGAGATATCAAG